GCTGGCTTGAGAAAAGGCCGGGCAGGCTGGCCGTGTTTGCCGTATTCCAGTATATTGGCGAGCTTGGCGTTGCTGCCGCCGTCCTTGCGAGGCTCGGCGAAACCGATCTTGATATTGGTGTTCCCGTTCTTATCTATTTTCGCCGGGGAGACGCCCAGCGACCGTACCAGTTCGCCTGTGGCGCGGGATGGGTATTTGCCTTTTCCGATGACAGCTTGTAAATTGCCCTTGACGCGCGCCAGCATGACCTTGCCGCCCGCCTCAAGGACGCGGGAAAGAATATTGTCCGTCTTGTCGCCCAGTGTGGAAACTGTCATGAGGAATTCCTCCGGGAGCTTAAATTCAGCCCGCGCCATGACCGTCACCCCCTATAGACGAGGTTGTCTTTTTACCCAAAACTTCAATGTACATATTTTTACCGCGCACATTTTCAGCGGAGATAATATTGTATCGTTCGCCGCCGCATTCGATGAACATAGTCGTATCTACGCTCAAGCCGGGTATGGCCCGGAAACGGAACAGGGCGGAGGCTTCAGCAAACACGGCGTTGTTGCGCCATTTCTCGGTACTGTTCTTCGGTTCGAAATATGTCCTGCCCGTGGCGAGGATGGTCTCGCCGGAAGTGGCGAATCCCTCTGCGTCTTTGACGGGTGTGGTTGATATGAGCGTAAAAATATGATCCATCTTACCAAAACTCACAAAGCCTTCCCCCAGTCACGATTTAATCGTAAAAGCATATTGACGGTGTCCCAGGTCTGCAGGGCCGCGTTCACGTTGTCGTTAAAGAAGCCGCCGGTGCTGCCGTCCCTGCTCTCATAAAAGTGGGACGATAGCATGATCACGGCTTGTTCGGTGGAGGCCGGAATCTTCACGCCGCGCTTTGAATAGTAACCCTCCGGCAAATGCTGATATGTTTCCGCGTAGTCGAGGGCGGCGGCGATGTAGCCGAGAATCAGAGAATCGTCCTCGTCGTGTTGCATTATGAGGTTCGCCTTGACCTTTTCCAAAAGGCTTTTCATTTTTACCGTCACCGCCGCCGCTCCTTTTTACAGGCCACTAAGCCTTGATTTTAAGAATCTGCACCGCCTCGGGCAGGAGCAGCTTGCCGTCCACGCGCTCCTTGGCGAGGAAGGCCACCATGCCGTTACCGGCGAAGAGCTCTTTAAGTTCCGCGAAAGAGCGCGTGCCCCTGTCTCCGATGTTGTAGTAGCTGTAGTCGCCGAACACTAATGCGGATTTACCGGCGGCGGGGAGCGGCATATACGCCGAGGTGTTGATGGGATAACCCAGCAGCTTGTCGGGCTCGCCCGCCTGATAAGAGGGCTGCCAGAGGTACGCGCCGTTGGCGTCCTTGAGCTTGCGGACACTGGAGAGGGTCTGGTCGTTGGTGAGGAAGGACGCGCTCTTGCGGTAAGGACGCTTGAGGGCGTAGACCAGGTTCAAAATCTCGTCCGAGGTGATATTAGCCCCCGCCGTGGTCACGCCCACCTGACCGCCGCCTGTAGCCGCCAGTAAACCCAGCGGTTTGTGGCTGCCATCGCCGTTGATAAAAGCGTCCTCCTCGGCGTTGCCCAGGGCTTTGGCAAACTGGGTGAGGATGTAGTTTTCGAGGTTGAATGCGTTGTCGTAGAGAAGCTCTTCCGTGACCTTGACCGCCACATGGAGCTTGTAGGCGTCCATGACGATCTGGCTGAAAGTGGCATCGCCGAAGGTGAGCGCACCGCCCTCCTCGATCCACGCGGCGGCGGGTTTCGTCCCCGCGAGGTTGATTTTATGCTCGCCGCTGGTGCGGATAGTCGTGGCGAGTTTCCGCATGATGTTTTCCTCGGTCAGCCCGTCAATGAGGCGTTTGTCATACTCCTCCGGCACAAGGTATCCGCCGCTCTCATCGATGCCCACCTGCAGCACGTCGTTCACCTGACGGAAATTGGAGCGCAGGGCGTTCAGCATGGCCTGTCTGTATTCGGCGGAGGCCCGGCCTGTTTTCGCTTCACCGGCGGCCGCGGCGGGCGTGTTGGTGATGGGCGAGGATGTGGGTTGGTTCAGTTGGGCGTCCAGAGCGGCAAGACGGTTCTCACGGTCGAGTTCGCGGCCAAGGGCGAGGATATCCTGTTCCATCTTGTCGTAGGCCATCTCATCCTCGGCGCTCAGGGTGCCGTCCTCCTGACGGCGGGCGTCCAGAAAGGCGCGGGCCGCGGCGATGGATTTGTTTCTTTTTTCGTACAGTTCCAAAAGTTTAGACATGGGTGATACCTCCGTTTTCTGATAAATTTGACATTAAATTAAGCCGCTCATGGAGCGACTTCACTAATTTGCCTTTCGGCGGAGCTTCGGATTTTGCCTCCGGCGCCACGCCGTCTTCCGACAGCGGGGTATTCGGCGACGCCCGTTCCGGTTCCAGCATCCCGTCGCAGAAGCCCAGGGCGATAGCGGTGTGGACGCTCATGGGTTTTTCCTCGTCCATGAGGTGGGATATCTTGACGCGGGACAGCCCGGTGCGTATCTCATAAGCGTTGATGATCGACTCCTTGACCTCGTCCAGCAGTACGCCGGCCCGCTGCATTTCATTCTTGTCCCCGACGGCGATCATCCAGGGGTTGTGAATAAGCATCATAGCCGTGGGCGACATCAGCACCTTTGTCCCCGCCATGGCGATGACGGAAGCCGCGCTTGCAGCCATGCCATAAATCTTCACGGTGACCTCGCCCGGATAGTCCATGAGCATGGTGTAAATCTGGCTGGCGGCGATACAGTCCCCGCCGTTGGAGTTGATCCACAGGATGATGTTTCCCTCGCCGGAGAACAATTCATTGCGGAACCGACCCGGCGTACACTCGTCGCCGAACCATATGCTCCACAAACACACAGGGAACCTCGGCGATCCCTTCCTCCTTGGCCGCCATGATCCGCCCGTGCCCGGCGATGATGTTGAAATCGCCGTCAACCAGCACCGGCGACACAAAACCGAATTCACGGAGCGAAGCGCGAAGCTGGAGAACCTGCTCCTTGCTGTGTGTCCGGGAATTTCGGGCATACGGCACTAATTTATCCACGGCGACTTTTTCAAAACGCTCTGTTGTTTTCATATGTAAACTCCAATCTGTTAATGTCCCCGGCTGCGCAGCAATCGTTCCATCACGTCGTCCTGGGGGTTCGGGCCGCTGTAGTCGCCGGCGCAGTTCTCGCGGACGATTTGATATATCTGGAACCATGCCTGCGTGACCTGTTTCATATAAGTTTGGCTCATAGCCACAAAAGGGCTGGCGATGGGTGCGCCGGTGGTGGGGTGTTTTGACAGGAAACCATATTGTGAGATTGCCTGTTCGCATTGAATCCAGCGGGACACGCTCATGCTGTACTGTTCCAGCAACTGCGCCTTGACCAACCGTTCACAGCCGCGCTCTTTCAGCCAGTCCCATGTTTCTTTATAGATTTCTTCCGCGATCATCCGCCCACCGTCTTTCTGCGTGGCCAGCATATACTCTTTCGGCGGCGGCATTTGCACGCCCTCCATGTCGGCGGGCTCAGGGAATGAAACCACCGCCAAATCGGTTTTACCCTCCGCAATCCGATCCGCCAGAGGCTTGGCTTTCCGCCCCGCGCCTGTGTAATTGCCGGGTTTGTTGCCCCGGTATGTTCCGTCTTTTGCCATGTTTGACATCCTTTCTTTCGGCATATTTACTAAATTTTATTGAGGGGGTATATTCCCTGTTTAATTACACATTTTTGCGCGCGACGCCCCACGCCCGTTTGACCTATCCTGACCTACAGAGATTTCACCCGCCCCCTGGGGTCAGCCCTTACCCCAGCGCCCGCCCTCACGGGCTGTGATTTCAGAATGACAGGGTGTACATAAAGACATGAGGTTCTGTTCGTCATGGGTTCCGTTCAGGGATAAAGGAATAATATGATGCACCTCACTTGCAGGGGTCAGCTTGCCCTGCCGTTCACATTCTTCACAAACGGGATGGGCGGCGATGTAACGATCGCGGATACGCTTCCACGCCTGGCCGTATCTTTTTTTAGCGACTGGGTCGCGGTCGTAGCGTTCATAGCGTTTCGCTTCGGCTTTGGCGTGTTCCTCACAAAAACGCCCCGCGCACAGGCGGGGGCAACCGGGAGCGGAACAAGGAGATGGTGGCTTATACGGCACGGGCTCCAGTCCTTTCGGGGCATAATGAATACCCTGTCAATTTTCATGCAGGGTATCTGTCGGGCAATAATGTAAAGGCGGGATGATGGTTCCGGGCGAAATAAAAGCCCCCGGAACGGTCGGTTCCGAAGGCTTCACTGCTCTTTACACTTTTTGATGATATTAGTATATCACGGAAATCCGCGTTTGTCATCCGCGATATTACTCACTTCTATTTACCGTAGAGTAAGTTGGTCAGGCGGGCGAGCGCACGGTTCTTTTTGTTATAGGCGGAGGAACGCTCAATCAAAAAGCGGTCGCAGATATTTCCGACGCTGTCCTCGCGGCTGTCACCGTTTTGGACGTAAAACTCCG